GGTAAGCTCCAGCCGGAGCACCTACCTTTCCCCTTGGATTAGGCAGCATGTAGCTGCCAAATCCCCGCATTGGCGCGTTGTAGTCGATCAGTGCGCCGGACTGTTAGGTCCTCGATTGAGCGTGCATTTTCTTGAGTGGAGTCTCGATTAAGAAACCATTCAAGTAGTGCATCCCAACCGACACGTGACATCTTGGGAATTCCCCGTTTAGTTGAGAAAGGTTTCTTAGAAGAAATCTTCCACGACTTCACACGGAAATCCTGTAGATCACGCGAGTAGTAGCTATCGGCCTGATTTATCTCGTATAATTTCTTATGCGAGAAAGTCCACCAGCCTAATACAGGTGATTTATCACCTATGGCTGGGAGTTTGTAGACAGGGTCTACAAACTTAAAGAGTGCATTCGCAAGGTTAAAATAACCTAGTTGAATAGCATTCTTATAGTAGGCCGTCATTGCTACAACTGAACCTGGCTGTTTGGGGTCGAACAGTTTCTTGATTCGTATAGGAGTAACATCGATGCCATAATAGGCATCCATCCCACACGATTCACGGAACAACCCCATTTGGTAACTCTTGTCTGTGTTTACTTTGAAGCCTTGACGTATTAGAGCGTCACAAGCTTCATTGTAAAGATGTTTTGGGATGATTATATCATCGCCATAAACATAGACAGAGTTCAGGGACTCACCTTGAGACATACCATTGTTTAGAAAACGAGCCGTGATTAAAGCCCAAAAGGTAAGGGCCTCCACGGGGAAAGTAAGTGCGTTGCCCATCGGGGCAAACATACTTAGTTTCATTCGTTTCTTACTAAATGGTAGTCTCATAAATTCGGACCTTGTACGAAATAATCCTTTTTGAAAATCTAAAGGAGTATCTCTAAAAAGGTCCTGAACTAGGTGAGCAGAGACGGAATCTGAAGCTGCGGAAAGATCAATAGTTGCCCATTTCTGGGTTTTTGATCCTTCTTGAGCAAGATTCCGTGGAGTATCCTGGTCACTAAACATAACGTGACCAGCTGTCATGGGATGGTTCTCAATGTAGGGATATAACCACCTACGGAGAGCCTGCTGCCTGGCCATGAGGTCCTGGGGTTCAGCGGATATCATCCGCGGACCTCGGGAATCCTTGGGCACGGCATATCCTATGGCAGTCGGAGCTTGGAGCGAATCCAGGTTCCAATAATACTCCCAAGTGTCAAAACGATGCGCTTCGGAAATGTGATAAAGATTCGAAGTTGACCAAGAGTCGACTTCCAAATCAATTTCATACTTAGGAACGTAACGTTCCCAAGTTTCCTGACGCTCCGCTGAGACACCTGGACCAGGACGGATATCATAGCACGCATCAGCTTTAAATCCTTTAAGAAGGGTTGAAAGCAGCTGCTGTGCAACGTAAACGTCCGCCATTCCCTGTGCATCCAAACGGCCACTGTTAAGAGAAGCGTTCCTCTCGACAAGAGCGCGTTCAAATGCGACCAAAGTTCGCTGGTCGTAAGGCAATTGAAGCTTGTAAAACAAAGCATAAACTTGCCTAAGCGACCGGATGCAGAGAGCAGCTTCTTTCGGATCGTTCCTAAGAAGCTGCCCTGTGTCCACATCAAAGACTCGCCTTAGCAAAGCCCCTGTAAAAGCGGGTAGAGCTCCTCTCCTTTTAAAATTAGAAGGAGTGGTGAAGGTTCCAGTTTCTAAACCAAGCAGTAATGCTTTGTCTAGAAGTGGAAGAGTCTTTGTTGCGAAGGAAATGCCTTCATTTTCAACACGTACGACAATAGTGTTGATGTCGGCATCTAATTCGCGTGTGGATACCCCATGGAGGGTACATACGTCACGAACGACAGCGGTTATGGAGGAGGTAACAAACCTCGAGGCTTTTAAAGTCCCCATAACTGGTTCCTTCCTCCTACAACATGGCGAACCCGATGCGCAGCTTAGCTGCCAGGATAGAATCCCCCAAGGATTTCATCGATAAAAGTATCGACGACGTCCTTGAGCTTGACCCATTCGAGCTCCAATTTTGTCTGGAGACCCCCCGTGTCACGGGGGAGGGTCAAAACCACGTGGGCCGTTACGGTCCGAGGGATGCCTTCATCGTTATTGGCTGTTCGAGCCAAACGAATCAGGTGTCGATCGGTGCCGTTGACTTCCGTGGTGATCGTATGTGCGACTTCGCACGTCTGGGGGTTTGCCAACGTCGAATTGACGTTTCGGAAGATTGCGCTTTTCGCAGTTTGAGACTGCAAGGCGTAATCCTCGTCAATGACGCCGTTATTCAACGTAATGGTGTCGAGGGCCATGGTGTAGACTCCTTTGTTGTTAAGGGGTTTAAGACAATTGTGTCAGGACTTCGCCACTCGTAAGAGGGACGCGGCCAACCCCAGCTGCTTCAACCCAAAGTTAGGTTTTGAAGTGGTGAAATACGTACCAGTCTCCGGGACTATCCGTTGTCTCTTATAGATTTTGTGATACAATCTATCAGATAGACGGAAAATTCCCTGAGGTTCGATAGGCCAATTACATGGACTATTCCACCTCAGTGAGTCTTCTACCCACACTTCCACTTTATAAGTGCGGGTGAAGTCAAGTATGTTCACCTCTGGCTCATAGCCTCTTGCAGCAAATTGCTTCAAGAAACCAGAGAACCCGGTGAACCAGTCAACAACGAAGGAAAAAGGAATCAATTCCCACGCTGTGGTTACATCGAAATGTAACCCAAGGATGTCACGTGCAGCCCGAATTTTGCCCTTAAAGGACATAATATCGGAAGGCACGGTGTAAGAGTAACGCATCTTACAAAAGACTGACATCTTGTGACTGTACGCACGTTTACGCTCAACTTGGGCCCACGGCATGGTGTTATCAATACCGTGCTCATCTAGTATCACACGTTTAAAGTGAGCTACTAGAGGTTTGCCTGCGTTGTGCGTAAACCTGGAGATCTCCTGAGCTATCAGTTCAGAAGCTCCCCATAAGACCTTACAATCCCCGATGAACGGTTGCAAAGCGAAACTATTAAACAAATTCACTTCAGCAATCGTTCGAGACGGTTTCGAAGCTAAGCGTTTAAACTCCGAGATCAGTCTCTTGAGTGAGGTACTCAGGCGCCAAACACTCTTTAAAAGAGTCTTCAGCTCTGAGAGCTCAATCAGAGAAACCATCAGTTCCATCTTACGTTCCAACTTTGGCCTCATTGTATCAAAGGCTAAAGCGGAGTAAGTAGGATCATCGGCCTCTCTGTCTAGGATTGTTTGACAGTAGCTCTCCAAGTCGGTCGCTTGTAAACTCCAATTCTCATATTCAGAAACCCAACCCTGAACATGAGTAGAAATGAAGTTTGCAATAGGCCAATGACTCAGTTTCATCGACTCGTGGAAACAGTTATTTTCACTGTAACCATGAGGCAACGGACCATACTCATAAGTGATCTTATTTAAATCACTGATGAGATAAGTCTGAGCTGCTGTCTGAGTAAGGGCTCGCCCATCGTATGGGCAAGGATAAGCCTCGTATTTTCCAATATTGGCCATACGAAGCTTACTGCCCTTCTCTTTGGTCTTGTGCATTATACCCTCCTGGTAGTATTTCGTGGACCCCACAACGGG